CGCACAACTCGAACTCGGCTCCACAGCCACGACCTACAACCCGACCACCGTGAAGAACCTACTGGGCTTCTCGGAAGCCTTCGACAATGCGGCTTGGACGAAGAGTAACGCAAGCATCGTGACCGGCGCACAAGCCAACCCGATCAACGGCCTGTTCAACGCCCAGAAGCTGATGGAAGACACGGTAAACGCGCAGCATATTCTGTCACTTGCCTCTGCGGCTTTACCTGCCAATACCCCCGTCACTATGTCCATCTACGCAAAAGCCGCCGGACGCCAATGGATAAGGCTGCAGCCCGCGTCAGGTAGTCAGGCGTGGTTTGACGTTCAGAACGGTGTCCTTGGCACTGTGCAGGCGGGTGTCACGGCGACAATCACGCCAGTCGGCAGCGGTTGGTATCGCTGTTCCGCCACCACTGCCTATGTCAACCAGACCAACTACATCTTCTTGGCGAACGCGAATAACGCCACCTCCTACACAGGCGACGGTAACAGCGGCGTGTATATCTACGGCGCACAGCTATCCGACAGCGCCAGCCTCGATGCGTATGTGCCGACCCCCGGTGCGGCACCGAGCAGCACTGCCTTCTACGGCCCGCGCTTCGACTTCGACCCCGTGACGCTCTTGCCGCGTGGCCTGCTGGTGGAAGAACAGCGGACGAACCTGCTGCTGAATAGCGTGTTTGGCGGCGCTGTAAGCGGGACACCCGGAACAGCACCTACCAGTTGGGGTTCTTTTACTAACGGCTCGATTGTTGTCACCAGTCTGGGACGCAACTTTGCTGCTAATTCTATCCGCATAACAACGACTTCTGCGCGGCATTTTTACTCGCAAACTGTGGCCTTAGCTGCCACTGGAACGTGGATTATCACCTTTAAGGTGAATGTCGGAACGGCGGTACGGATCGACGAATTGCTTGCGTTTAATACGCGCCCTGCTGGTTCAACAATCCAATATTTTTACAACGACGCCGCACAAGTTGCCAGCTATGTCCCGCCAACAGGTAGCGGGGTTTTGCAGGTTACGGTTACAACGACGGGTACATCTGGCAACGCCGAAATTCGTTTTGGTTGTGGTGCGAGCAATGCCGTTACCGCCGATGTTACCTTTTGGGACGCGCAATGGGAACTCGGCACCTTCGCCACATCCTATATCCCCACGGTTGCCAGCACGGTCACGCGCTCGGCAGATGTCGCTACGATCACGGGGCAGAACTTCGCGCAGTGGTATACAGGGGCGCAAGGGACACTGGCCGTCGAGTTTTCGCCGGGCGGTATCAACACCGTCTCATCGTCTCTGGCGACAGTAAGCGACGGCACGTCAAATAATATTCTGATCCCGTTCGTTAACGCTGGCGGGGTCTCCTTCGTCACTGTGATTTCGGGTGGCGTAACTTCGGCCAGCCTCAATACAGGCGCGGTCACTGTTGGTGCTATCGCTAAACACGTTTCGGCATATCAAGCTGACAATTTTGCCGCGACCCTCAACGGCGCTGCACCCGCTGTTGACACTTCTGGCGCGGTTCCTCTCAACGGAAGCACTATGAATATCGGCTGGGCTGCGCCCTATGGCGGCTTGTATCTCAATGGCCGCATCCGTAACATTCGCTTCATCCCCGCCCGCGCGGCAGACTTTCAACTACAGGCGCTCTCAACATGACCGACTACTGCCTCAAGAACAAAGACGAAGCCGAGTTCAACCAGCTCATGCTGGACACCGGCCTGTGCGTGGCGATCACCGAGGGCACGGGCAAGACGGCCGTCACGACTGTCGTCCCTGCCGACTACACGGTCATCATCGACCGCATCGGGCCGATCACCATTGGTGAGACGACCTACCCCGAATATTACAGCAACCTGCGTCTGCTTTTCGCGCCGACTGAGGAGCAGGCCACGGCGCTGGCCGTGTACGCCATCGACCCCAGCCAGCCCCAGTACCGGACTTGGCTGTGAGCTTCAAAACGCCCGCTTGGTCCAGATCTGAGGGTCAATCAAAATCCGGCGGCCTGAATGCCAAGGGCCGGGCCTCTTTGCGCGCCCAAGGGCACGACATCAAGCCGCCCGTCAGCGCCAAGCAGGCGAAGAAGTCCCCCAAGGCTGCAGGCCGCCGCAAGAGCTTCTGCGCGCGCATGTCAGGCATGCCCGGGCCGATGAAGGACGACAAGGGCCGCCCGACGCGCAAGGCCCTGTCCCTGCGCAAGTGGGACTGCAAGGCCGAGGGCGGCAGCGTCGAGAAGCCTGTCTGGGACAAGAAACGCCCGAAGGATCTCGGCAAGCCGAAGAGCCTGTCCGTCAAAAAGAAGGCCGCCGCCAAGCGTCGCGCCAAGGCCGCAGGTCGGCCCTATCCAAATTTAGTCGATAATCTCGCCGTAGCGCGCAAGAAAGGTAAGTGACATGGACGGTTACAAAGACAGCACCAAGGTTCAGTACATGAAGGGCGGATCGGTCGGCACGAAGGGCGCGGCGAAGATCTCGAAGGTCATGGGCGAGTTCAAGCGCGGAGAGCTGCACAGCGGCTCGAAGAAGGGCCCCGAGGTCACCAGCAAGAAGCAGGCCATGGCGATCGCCATGAGCGAGGCGGGCAAGAAGCCCATGAAGAAGGCCCGGGGCGGCATGGTCGAGGAGGGCATCTCCACCCGCCCTGTCGACGCCAAGGGACGTCGCATGCGCATGGACACCGTGGCCGTCGACAACACGCCTCCTGCTCCGAAGAAGGGCATCGGCGCGATCGACCTCGCCATCATGGCCGCCAAGCGTGCATCCAAGGCCGTACCGGCCCACAGCAACAAGCCGATGATCAAGCGCGCAGCGGGTGGCCTCGCCTGCATGCCCGGCCGCAAGTCTTAATGGGGGGCGGTGGCGGCCGACCACACACGGCCGCCGCCGCAGTTTACAGGCCTCGTCTTTTTTGGTATCCATGCGTCGCTAGAAATGCTTGCTTTCGCTGGCGAGCTGCTGCGTCTTGTTAGCGAGCGGAGCTTATGGCGTACTCAGGAACAGTATCTCAGACCAATTTCAACACGCGTCGCGTGATTGAAAACGCCGCGCGTCGGTGCAAACTGCCCGCGCAATCCCTGACGCCTGAGCATGTCGACATCGCCAACGACCAGCTTTACCTCCTCCTGTCGGATCTCTCGAACCGGGGCATCCAACTCTGGTGCATCGAGAAGACGCTGTATCCGCTCTATGAGGGCCAGTCCGACATCACGACCATCACCGGCACGGTCGACATCCTCAACAGCAACCTGCGCACGCTGCAGCAGGCCACGGGCACCACCACAGTCACGGCGCAGACCCACGAGACCATGTTCTCCACGCCCACGGTCATCTCGACGGTCGGCATCCAGTGGCTGGCGGCGGCCGTGCCCATCTCCCTCCAGCGCAGCGTCGACGGCATAATCTGGACCACTGTCCAGACCGAGACGCCGACGGCCAGTGCGGGAGAGTGGACGTGGTTCGACCTCGACACCTCCGTCGCGTCGAGCTACTTCCGCATCGTCACGACTAGCCCGTCCATGCTCTACAGCCGCGTCTACCTCGGCAACACGCCGACGGAGATCCCGCTGGCCCGCCTCAGCCGTGACGACTACACGAACCTGCCCAACAAGACCTTCTCGTCCAATCGCCCCCTGCAGTTCTGGCTCGACCGCCAAGTGCAGCGCCCCGTCATGAACCTGTGGCCGGTGCCCAACGCCGCCGCAGAGGTGATGCAGGTCGTCGTCTGGGCGCAGCGCCATATCATGGACGTCGGCACCATGACGCAGGAGGTCGAGGTGCCGCAGCGCTGGTACGAGGCGATCGTGGCCATGCTCGCCGCACGCCTCGCCATGGAGTATATCGAGGTCGACGCGGGCCTCATCGGCATGCTCGACCAGAAGGCCAAGGAGAGCCTCTACTTCGCCCAGCAGGAAGAGCGCGACAACAGCCCGATGATGATCCTGCCTAACATTAGTATGTACACAAAATAATGAAAATATGTGGCATATACATGATCCGTCATCGTGAGAGCGGAAAGGCGTATATCGGGCGCTCTGTCGACATCCATGCAAGATGGCACGGCCACCGACACGACGCATTCAAGCGTAAAACAGGCAACGCGATCCATCGAGCGCTTCGTAAGTACGGCGCAGAGGCATTCGACTGGCTTGTTTTAGAGGAAATCGAAGAGATGCGTCTTGTCGAGGCGGAACAGCGGCATACAGACACGCAAAAAACGGTGCGCCCCAATGGGTATAACGTAGGTGGTACGGCCGGCGGCTTCCCTTCAAGGGCGTTAATCAATGCTATGTGCCCTGATCAGCGCGCGTATTGGGAAGAGGTGTTGGCCCGCGTCAGCCGCGCAGGCACGGAGGCTTTGGCGAATAAACGCAAAAATCCTACGTATGAAAAAGAGTATCTTGCTAAGAAAAGTGCCGCTTCCTCAAAACGCGAGGCTAATATCCGCGCAAAGAAGGCGGTAGACGCTGGGTATGCTGCGGCGGATTTGGCCCGCCGCCAAAACGCTGCGCGTAAAAACCCCCGCAACAACGCCGTACTCGCTTCTGCGACCTTCGCAAAACGCATGGCGTCAGACCCAATTTATGCAGCTACTATCCGTGAAAATCGCGCCGCCGCTGCACGGGCGCGCTGGGCTAAACACAACGCCACGCAGGAGACGGCCCATGCCAGTGTTCCTTAACACTCACGGTAATCCGACATTAGGGGTTGCAATTTGCAGCCGCTGCAGCCGGAAGTTTCCGCTGCACGAGCTGCAGTCCGACCCGAATTACCCCGGCCTGCGCGTGTGCCGTGCCGATACCGACCAGTTCGACCCCTACCGCCTGCCAGCACGGCAGCCAGAGACTATAACGCTGCCCTTCGTGCGGCCGGACACAGGCATTCCGACCAACCCGAACGGCGCGATCACACAGGATGGGCACTCGTTCCTCGTCACCGAGGACTTTGATGACTTCATCGTGTTTACCGGAGACGATTAACAGTGAGCAATGTCCCCACAAACCTGATCCCCACGACCGTCACCGGCCTGCCTGAGTATACGGGCAGCAGCACGCTGGGCTACCTGCCCTACGTGGTCGAGGGACGCACGTACAAGGTTCAGTTCAGCAACATCGCCGCCGTCGGCGCGGTGCCGTCCTCGCGCACCATCGCCACCGGCACCGGCCTCACGGGTGGTGGTGACTTGTCCGCCGACCGCACGATCGCCATTGCCAATGGTGGTGTCGGCACGGCGCAGCTGGCCGCATCGGGCGTCAGCGCGGGCGTGTACGGCTCAGGCACTCTGGTGCCGGTGCTCACCGTCGACGCGACGGGCCGCGTCACCTCCGCCACCACGGCGGCCGTCTCGGTGTCGGGTTTCGTGCCGACCTCGCGCAGTGTCATTGCGGGTACGGGCCTCACAGGCGGCGGCGCTCTGACGAGCGACGTCACGCTTAACGTCAACTTCTCATCCTCAACACCTCAAGCTCTCGGTACGGCTACGGCCGGTGTCTCGACTGCTGCTGCACGCGGTGACCACGTCCATCCGGCCGTGAACCTCGCGGATACGAGCCAAACCCAAGGCGCGCTCCCCTTGGGCCGAGGCGGCACCGGCGACGCGCTTTCCCCAGTTGCCGGTGCCGTCGTTTACTCGACAGGCACGAGGTTCGCACTCACCGCCCTCGGCCTGCCGGGTCAGGTACTCATGTCCGACGGCGCGAATGCGCCGCAGTGGGCGACTGTTAGCGGCATCGGCACGGTGACCAGCGTCAATGTGAGCGGCGGCGCGACCGGCCTCACCTTCAGCGGCGGCCCGGTGACGGCGGCGGGTACGATCACCATGGCGGGCACGCTGGCTGTGGGCAATGGCGGCACGGGCCTGACCAGCCTCACGGCCAACTTCGTCCCCAAGGGCAATGGCACGGCCGCGTTCAGCGCCTCGCAGATCTTCGACAACGGTACGAACGTCGGGATTGGCACGACGTCGCCGAGCGCGAAACTGCATGTCGTAGGCAATGCTCTTTTCACCGGCGCTTCTTCTCAAACACTCGATATCGGAACTAGTACCGGTATTGCGTATATCCAGTCCTATGGAGCTGGCACGGCGGCCGCACCGATTGTTTTTTACACCGGAACATCCGAACGCATGCGCATCACCGCTGCGGGCGATGTAGGTGTCGGCACGTCTGCGCCCACCGCAAAGTTGAGCGTGGGCGATGCTGCGGCGGCTAAGTTAAATTTAATGATTGGGGCTTCCGAGCGCGCGTACATCGATTACACCGAGGCGACGACCTTGATGCGGATCGACAGCGACGCCATCATGGCCTTTAATACGAACAACACCGAACGCATGCGCATTCTCAGCGCGGGTGAAGTTGGGATCGGCACAACATCGCCTACGCTACTGTTCCAAGTTGGCTCGCGCGGGGGAATGTCTTCCAGCGGCATCTTCCAGTGGGGCTCCGCGCTAACTGGGAACAACCGAGGCGTACTGAGCTGGGACACCAACACGGCTATCATTGGTACCCCCCAGAACCTCGTATTCTGTGCTAATACTGAGACCACTGAGCGTATGCGCCTCGACAGTAGCGGTAACCTCGGGGTCGGGACGTCACCGGACGCGAGGTTGTGGGTTCTTTCTCCGTCAGGTGCCTCCCTCCGCATTGGTTTCAACGCAACAAGCGTCAATTACTACGACGCGGCCACGCAGATTTTTAGGGGCAGTAACGGCGGGACCGAACTGATGCGCCTTACCAGCACGGGTCGGCTTGGTATAGGCGCATCCTCGCCCGAGGCGACACTGGTCGTCGCCGGAACCGCTGGTTCGATCGCTGGTGCAGGGCTCGCGGTTTCAGAGACCTCAACTGGTAATAGCGCACGTCTGCGTATCGTTCAGAGCGCCGGTTTTGTCACTTACGATGCCACGTATAGCACTGGCGGCAACCAGCAGGTGTGGTCGAACGCCGGTGTCGAGCGCATGCGTCTCACCGAGGCGGGTCTCGTCGGCATCGGCACGGCCGCACCTCAAAACCTGCTGCACTTGGAGAGCGCGTCGCCAGTCATCCGCCTGCGCGACACGGACGCGGCCGCTGGCGTTTACTCCACAATAAGCGGCGACAACACCACCGGTAGTATCCTCATAAGCGCAGACAGCGCCAATGCGGCCGCGTCGTCGGCCATTGCTTTCCTTGTTGATGGCTCCGAGCGCGCCCGTATCAGCAGTGTGGGCGACGTAGGTATCGGCACTTCATCACCTGCTGTTTACACGGGCTACACCACTCTCGATATAGATAACGCAACCAATGGCGGCCTTCTTAATATCAAGAAAGCGGGCACCACAGTAGGGTACTTGAACGGTGCTTCGGGCATGTTACTGCTTGCTCAAAGCAACGACCTGAAACTGACGGCAACCGGTGCTACGTCCACCATGCAACTCAGCACCAACGCTACCGAGCGCATGCGCGTCAAGGCAAACGGCCAAGTCCGCTTCATCCCGCTCGCCGCCGCGCCGGGCAGCCCCGAGGCTGGGGACGTGTACTACGACAGCACCACGAACAAGTTGCGCTGCTACAACGGCACGACGTGGAACGACCTATTCTAAAGAGGAGCTAATATGCCAATCACCAACACTTGGGCCGTCGTACAGATGGACTGCTACCCCGAACTCGACGGCGAGACCGACGTGGTCTTCACCGTACACTGGACCCTCACCGGCACCGAAGCGGGCTTCACCGGCAGCGTCTACGGCTCGGTCGGCGTGACCGTCGACGAGGGCGCTACCTTCACGCCCTATGAAGACCTCACTGAGGCGCAGGTCATCGGCTGGGTGCAAGACGCCCTTGGCGACGAGCAGGTTGCGGCTTATGAGGCGAATGTGGCGCAGCAAATCGCCGATCAGGCAAACCCGCCGGTCGTAACCCCGCCACTGCCATGGAGCGCATAATGAACATCAATCTTGAACTCACCGTCGAAGAAGTCAACGCCGTCCTGCAGACACTGGGCCAGCTGCCCACGTCAAGCGGCGTGTGGCCTCTCCTCACGAAGATCCGCGATCAGGCCCAAGGCCAGATCCCGACACAAGAGGCACCGCCCGAATGATCGAACAGCTCATCAGCCGCGTCTTCTACGCGCGCAATCTCGCGCACTGGAACCACTGGCGCACGAAGAGTTTCAGCCAACATCAGGCGCTGGGCTCCTTCTATGACGACGTCATCGACGCGGTTGATGCGCTGGTTGAGGCGCATCAGGCCGTCAACGGTCTGGTCGGCGCGGTCCCCTCACCCAGTTCAACTGGCTCGGACGTGCTGAAAATCCTCAAGGCCGACGCCGAGTGGGTCGAAGAGAACCACGAGAAGATCTGCGGCGGCAATCGCGCCGTGGGCAACCTCGTCGACGGCGTCACTGACGTATACCTCCGCACGATCTACAAGTTGGAAAATCTGAAGTGACGCAGGAGCTGATCAACTGGGTTTTCGGCGGCTTCGGCGCGGCCGTTGGTTGGATCCTGAAGGTCGTCTGGGAC